GTGTCTTAGCCTCCTCAAAAAATCGACCTCCTTTGACTAAATTGCACTTTTGACACAATTGCCTCAAATTCCACAATTCATCGGTTCCGTTCAATCTCTTTGGAATTACATGATCGATGTGCATTTGACCTTCTGTCTGCCCACATTGCTGGCAACAACCATCACGCTTTAACACCATCTCTCTTATCTTACGCCATCGAGCTGTGCTGCCACCTGTCCAGTTACGGCTCATCAATGCCAACCATGCTTTCGCCAATGGTCTAAAGCCTTGCAGCTTGATCCAGAATAGCGATGGGCCACATAGCGAAGGCTCCAGTCAATCATGCGATAACCATCAAGGTTTTGATACTTTTTGTTACGCATTTGGCCAAGCCCGAAATGATTGCCATTGGGATTGATTGCCTCAACATTCCAATTGCTTTCCTTTGTAATTAGCGTGTTGAAACATTGAAACTCTTTGTAATTAACAATTCTTGAATGTGCATAAAGCTTTAATGAATCAATTGATGTTGTCACTTCTTTTGCAGCTGTTGCCGGTGTTGTGCCAACAATACATAGCACGGCCAATAGCACCATACTTCGCGCCCGAGCTATCCGGCACACCGGCTCGTCTGCGAGTCTGGAGCGTACCGTCGCTGTCAAATACCACGCGTAATCTCGGGCGAGCCCCACAGGTTTAACACACCTGTGGATAAAGGCTGTGGGTAACTTATTCACAATGACATATCCTTAATCCGAGCATCATCAACGATCTTAATCCCAAATGTGCCACAGCTCATGCATTGTGCAAACCACTCATGCTCTGTTAGCTCTGCACCTTTCTTAAGGCCATGTCGTTGCTTTGACTTTCCATATAGCTTTAAACAGATTGAGCAATCAAATAGCAGGATGTGCATAATTGCTCCTTTGTAATGTCTCAATGGGTTGCAGGTTAATTTGTGGCACGCTCCAATTGTTTTGTGATGCGTTTCGATAGCGTGGTTTCTTGGCAATTGCCACAGGCATCCAGCCAACAATGTGCATCTTTGGTGAGCTGCCTGTAACTAACACGGCAATGTCGCGATCATGTCGATCTGATTCTTGAATCCACAAATTGGATGCAGGATTGGCTGACCATTTGACCTCAATGTGATCGCCCACATCGGCTTTTGACTTATCCCATGTGATGCCGGGTGTGTAGTCATAACCTAGTTTTTTGGCCACTACTAGCTCAGCCATCATTGATTCGCCCATCTGTGCAACATACTCAAACCATGAGAGGTTTTTGACTATTCGTGAGCTGTGATCAGCTGATCGGTCATGGCAATGTTTAATTGCTGCGAGTATGCATTGAATTTCCTCTACTCGATTGACTATCGACATCTTTGACAAAACCAAATTATGTTTTCAGCCGGGTCGGATTTTTGGTATCCAGCTCCATCCAGCTTGTATATTTGATCGCATTTGTCGCATCTTTCGACTTTGTATTCATCAAATACATCACCGTCATAGTAAAGCTTTCCGGTCATAGTCTGTGGATTTATGATTTCCATATAGTCGCTCACAACCATACCGCCTTACATTGTTGAGCACGATCAGTTTGCTTGCAAACCCAACCTGAATATGGGCCTTTCGCGTTAGTGCCTTCTTTCCAGCTCATTTCACCATGTTTGCAAGTCATTAACGCATATGATGATGAATTTTGCTGAATTGGGTGAACAACCCATGGATCGATTTCATTTTCTATAATCTCCGGCACCACAGTCAATCTATTTTCAACCGATTTCATTTCCTCACGACTCGGCCGTGGGATGCCATCGCTAAATTTTGAAATTCCGGCGTTATGCAACATTCGACCAATGGCCCCGGTTTCAGCATTTTCAAGCGGATGACGATTTGCATTTGATCTAATCTCCTCGCAATAGCCTGTGGCAAAAGGCACCAAATCTGTCATCTCACGATAGCCAGATGCTTTGATCACATAACGATTTCCATCCGAGAATATAAGCTCAGTTTCAATGCGACCAATCTCCAAATATCTAGACCACCATTTTTCAATTCTTTCAGCTACAGTTTCGTAATTATCGAGACTCATTTGTTTTTGCCTCAACTTCCTTGACAAGAACATCTGCAATGTGCTTTGACAAACATGACTCACAACCATGGCCACCGGCTTGATGTGGACAACCAAAAGCTGTTGAAATTGCCATTTTTATTAAATTTGATAGATTGGTCATTTTTTCACCGCATTTGCAGCGTGGCGGCCAACTGTCTTACCGCGTAAAAATCCTTCACGCTTTCCATCTTTAAAGCCCATTGAATATCCAACGGCCATGAACATAATTGTCCAGATAGTTAGGCCAAACAAGCGAAACAATGTTTCGCCATCAAGCAGGTCAAGTACCATTTTTGATTTCTCCCGAATCTAGGTTGCAACCTGCAACCTGTATATTCAGAGTGGCATCAAAGTCTGACAAATGCAACAATCACGCTTCAATTTGCGGCGTGTCGCTACCCAAAAACCTTCCCATCGACAATAAATGATCCATCTCTTTCGATAGGCACAATTTGTGGGCTGACTTTTGAGCCTTGAACCCGTAAAATGCCAAAACCTTGTGTCCAATTGGCTGTGCCTTTTGTGTATTTTGCAGCTGAAAAACGCATCAGATTGCCCACTTCCATGCCCCATAAGGTACGGCCTACTTTGTATCCGCTGGATTCTGTAAATGTTGAAATACCTAAACGATGCGTGTGACCTTGCACAACGGATTTTCCGTGTAATCTGGCAGCTCTTAAAGCGGATGCCCCGGCATTGGGTGTTGTACCTTGTTCATCGCCATGGATGGCTATCCAATTTGTACCTTCTATCGAATAAGGTTTTCGATGAAACTGGATGCCTAATTCATCAAGCTTCATGAAATTTTCGTATTTGAGCTCTGGTGCACCCAACAAGGCCGGCAGACGAGATGCAATTGAATTAAACAATCGATCCGTGTGATTTGACCTGACCATATTTGCAACAGGCACATGGCGTGTCAATTCCCACAACAATTCCACGCATCGATCTCGATCGCGACCAATCGTAGGATCATGCTCCTCGCTCAATCCTCGGCTCCATTTTGAAATTGTATTAAAATCAATTTCATCGCCAATGGTTATGATTTCATCAGTTTTGAAAGCTTTGATAAATGCTGCCAAATTTGTGACCGCTCTCACATCCTCAAATGGGACCTGTAAATCTGAAACAATCACAATTTTTTTCATTCGTCATCATCTTCATATTCGGTTGATCCCAGTTTGTTAGGATCAATGGGTTCGGGAATAATCCAACCTGGATAGGCATCTTTGTCCGATAAAATTCCGAGTGCTAACTCCACAGAAAATCCAGCTTTTCTCAATGCTTTGTAATACTCATTCAGCGATATGCAATAAAGCTCCAATGGCGTGTAATCATTTTCCTTGACTACCGCCACGCGCTTTCGTGAGCTCTTTCTCGCTGCCATGTCATCAATTATCGCTCAAGCAAAATGTTGTAAATCTCATCAACACGCGAATTCAGTCGTTTGATTTCGTTGAGCAAATGAGTAATCACATACCCGGCCAACCCACCAATGATGCCAAGTGTGGCCAGATAAAAAGTGATAAAATTTTCTATCGTCATTTTTTGCCTGTGCCAAATTCTGAATCTTTTGGATTAAGCCATCGCAAAATGACTGGCGCGACAGCGGCTAGACCGGCCATCCACAATGTTTTTGGATCAGTAACTCCAGCCAAATAAAGTGTTAAAACCGCCGCTAAAAATGATCGAGCCCATGATGCTGCCATTGCTTTTGCTTCGTTCATTTATTTTCTCCTTTTGGTCGTTCCGGTAAATCACCAGAAAATGATGCATAATTTGGACGGCCAAAACCGACCACTTTTGTTTTTGCTCCCAATTTTCGTGTTTTAATCATAACGGCTCCACCATTGCGTTGATCACCACTATCGCTAGTGTTTCCTTCAATTGTTACAATTTGTGTATCTGATACTCGAATGACCAATCCAACATGATTTATTCGGACAATTCGGTTGGCATCAAAGTCAAAAAACACAAAATCGCCAATTTTTGGTAATTCATGCCATTGATTTTTTTCTTTGAAACTGTCGGCACCCAATCGTGTATTTACAACATTTGGCACCTTGACACCAGCCTGATCAGCACACCAATTCAAAAATGACCCACACCACGGCAGCTTGTCGGCCTTCATGTGCTTGCCATACTTTGTCTCATTGTTTCCGGTTTCAGCTGTGCCGACTTCGGCCAAAGCAACCTGAATCAATCGAGGCAATGTGCCTTGTGGAAACATTATAAACCAAGAGCTTTTAAATCATCGGTTGTTAAACCTAGTGCTGCAAATTTTGCTTCGGCTGCCTGTTTTTGTGTTAACTCATCGGCTTTGATTTGTTTGATGGCAGAATCGATTTCGGATTTGCTGGGAGCATCACCTTCCAGCACATCCCAATGAACAGTTGCATAATCATCGTTGTTGAATGAAAATTCTGCTGTTGGCTTCAATTTTTTAATTGCTTTTGCTATGTAAGACATTATGCACCAATTTCAAATAGGAGAATGTTGGATGGAGAATTACCATTTTGGAAAGTTACATTGGCTCCACCAATGCTTGTGGCTTTGATAGTGTATGTAATGGATGAAGTTGTAGCCGGTGAATGTAAATATTGAATAGGTATTGTTGCGCTACCGCGTGAATCACTTAAATTAAAAGTGCCGCCATTATTTCCGTCAGTTTGGTGAATCAGAGTTGTTGCACCTGTTGTAATAGCAGCGGCGGCACCACGCCCAGCGGTGTCATTATAAATGTTGTTGTTGGCAATAATTAAAACTTTGCTGCTTGCTGAACTCGGTGTAATTGAAGCTGTCAAAGTAGTTGAAGTAAGTGAAGTCGTTGCAATGTTTGTTGAGGTTGTAGTTGATGCGTAGACAACCTGCAACACCTTGCCGCCAGCGGGTGTTGTTGTCCATGCGGGGACGCCAGCTGTAATTGTTAAAAATTGACCATTCGAGCCAATTGGCAGTCGTGTGTTTGTGTTTGCCGTTGCTGATGAATAAGCAAGATCGCCAAGCGTTGTGCCCGGCTGCAATGCTTTAAGTCGCGTGTCAACAGCTTGACCAAAAACCTCAAAATCGGCAGGCAAATCCGTGACTAAATCGGTCGCTGTCGGCATTTGAAAATTGTAATTACTTGTGGGGTTCGTCACTTGTTTTCTCCTTACGCCACAATTGTGGCATTGATCCAATCCAAAGTTGGATTGACTGTGTTCCATTGCTCTACCACCGGCACATCGTTCCATCGCATGGATTGCAATGAGAATGAAATCGGTGACAAAATCATGGAAACGCTTACCTGATTGTATCTTGCAGAAAATGTCCAGCCTTCAACAAAACCCAAATAATCGCCAGAATTCATATTCAATGGCAAATCGGCGATGTTGACTGGCATGCCCATAAAAACGCCAATGAGGTCATCCCGGTCGGCATCATCAAGCTCCGGGTTGGTAAGCTCAAATGTTATGTTGTTGAAATTAAACCGTGGATAAGCTCTTAAAGCTAGATAAAAATCTGCCTGATCCTCGGCATCGTGCAAATGCCGCAATGTAGTCGTAAAAATTTGTGACAGCTGCCCATAAAGTCCAATGGAGGCAAGATCGCTGGCACTTGTTTCATTCTGACTGTTTTGGCCGTATTTGATTGTGATGTTGTTTCGAACATCCCCCGTGCGCGATTGGATACTTAGACCCGATGCCAAAGCATGGTTGGCCGTCAAATCTACATAACCGTTGGCAGACAAATAAACCGTCCGATGTGTAGAATCTGCATAGCCAATTTGGCCTGTCGGTGATTCATACAAATAACCCAAACCGCTGCTGGCCAACGCTGCAACCAATGAATAAACATCTGTCCGGCTAGATGATCGCTGTGCAAGCTCATAATTGCCGGGTGTGTCAATTTCACCCAATCCAGTATTTTCAGCATCTTGCCATTGCGTGGTGGGGTCATAAGTGTTCCATTGTAGTGCAGCCGGTACTTGTTGCCATTGTGCAAAAAGAACTTCGCGCAAAATCTTTTCAATTTGATTACCATCAAAATCATGTGGCAAAACGCCATTAGTCAATGCCTTTGGCAACCTAGCCAATGCACCTAAAGCAATAATTCTGATCCGTTGTGCGTAATCGACCGAGCCAACCTCGGCAACCGAAATGCTGACATCAACAACCGAGCCGCCAAAGATTGGCACATAAGTCGCTGTCGAATCTTGAAGCTCAATAGTCAAAGAATCGTTAATGCCAATCAACACATTGGATTGATCAAGGTTAATTAGCTCAAGATTTGTGTATCCAGCCTGTGCTTGCTCATAAATGTTTATTCGGCCGCTGGTAATTGTTAGATTGGCCAAAATAGCTGTTGTGTATTGCACGCCGCCAATTGTGACTCGCCAAATCGGATTAAAAATTGTCATGCTATTTGCAGGTTAGTTGCGCCACCTGTGCCGCGATAAAAACTGTTGTTTTGAGCATTATTCATTGCTCGCGTAAAACCTTCCTCATCAATAATTGAAGGCGCATTGACATTGATTGTTATTGTTGGCTGGCCTGAAGCTGCCATAATTCCTGCAAGCGTGTTTGTATTGACCCCAGATGTGCCAAAAGCAAATGGTTGATTAGACGCGGCCATAATTCCAGCCAATGTTGTTGTGCCGCTAGTAAAATTATCAAAAGCTCCGGCAATGTCTGTCACAATGTCTCCGGCTTTTTTTGTCACAATTGCGGCATTTGTTATAATAGTCGCGGCACTTGTTGCGGTTGTTGTGCCCGTTGTGGTGCTTGTTGTTGTTCCTGTTGTTGTTCCTGAATTTGTGGTCGCATTGCTTCCACTCAAAACTGTGCCTGTGCTCAGTTGCAAATTGCCCAAAGCACCTGTTGAAGTAGAACCTGTGCTGTCACCAATTTTTTTAACCGGCGGGATGTCTGGTCCTGTTTTGATAAAATTAAGTCCACGAATGACTAAGTTAATTCCGTCAATGGCCGTATTGATCAAAGGTTTAATTGCAGCTAAAACCTTTGCAAAAACAGTAATCAAGACTTCAGCTATGTCACCAATGACACTTAATGCACCGCCAATAGCCTTCCCAATTAAAGGCGCAATAAATTTGACAACATCCCAAAATGCCGAAAATTCATCCTTGCTATCCATAACGGCTTTTTTGACATTATCAAATACCTTTTTGACACCTTCAATGATTGGCGTAAATGTTGCTTTCAATGTAGTTCCAACATCGGTGACAATCTTGCCAAATCCATCGCCTTCGGTAAGACTAAACGCGGCTGAAAATGCTTGAATTGCAGGTAATGCGTTTTTATTTATGAATCCCAATAGTTTGTCAAGAATGGGCAAAAGTGCTGTGCCAATTGTTTCTTGAGCTTCATTGAATGCCACTTGAACTCTTGCGATTTGGCCGGCATAAGTGTTGGCATTTGCAGCTGCGGCTCCACCAAATAAATCAGTCAATCGGCCTTGCACTTGCTCAAATGACATTGTTTTTAATTCGGCAGCTGAAAGGCCAACGCCTAATTTGCCAAGCGCGGCGGTATTGCCGTCATAGGCTTTTCCAAGACTATTGGCAACCGCTTCCAAAGGCTTGCCTGTTGCTGCGCTGATGTCCAATGCCGTTGAAAGCAAATCTTGAGCTTTGGTAATGTCTCCGGTTGATCTGACCAATCGACCCAAAGCTGGGCGCAAATTATCATCAGCAACACCGCTGGCCAATGACATTTTGAGAATTGAATCCTCAGTTGCTTTGATCTGTGCATTAGTTGCACCGGTAGCATTTTCTAATGCCAATGCCAATTGTGTTTGTGCCTTTTCATCCTCAATGGCAGATTTGACACCATCAACGGCCAATTTGCCAGCATAGGCTGCGGCAGCTGCTCCAGCTACGGCAAAAGCGGCACCGGCTTTTTTGGCAAATCCACCAAGCTTTCCAGCAAATCCATCGACATCATCTGAACCGGCGTTAAGACTTTTCTTGAGCTGATCTACATCGCCAAGAATTGAAAGCTTGAGTGTTCTTGATTGACCGGCCATCACCACTCCTTCAAAATCTTAGTAAAGGCCGATTCCCATTGGGCAATTATGTGAGGCTGTTCGGCTCTGAGTGTTGGATAGATGAAATAGCCTCGCGATCCGCGACCTTCACGGCCTGACCAGACCGGGAATTGTTTAAATTTATTTGATCCGAATTCATAGCCGCCCCAAAGCTGTTGAGTTGTACCTCCACCGCTAAATTTTTGAGATACAAAGCCAAAGCTAATCTCGCCAATCTTTGATGACTTACTTACGCGCGATCCTTGTGCAATGCGTATTGCCGCCTTATTTGGGCGGCCTTGAGCTACGGATGTGATCTTTGATTGCAAATAAGTAGCCAATCCATTTGAAACGCCTTTTGCTTCGGCAACAGCTTGTTCATCCATAGCTTTAAAAGCTCCAAGAATCCCACGCAATTGAGCCTTGTCATAGCTTATTGACTCAGTTGCCATTTCTGATCCTCACTATCTCCAAAGCGGTTAAAACATCCTCAGCTGTTTGAAACTCTGATCTTGACAATCCTGTGGCGATTGCCAATTCCCAAATGATCCGGCTTACTGATCCGGACTCGTAACTTTTGGGTTTTCGCTGTCTCCCATATTTATGTCAGTTACAGTTTCGCACCACACATCAAATGGCTTGACAGGTTTTCCGGCTGCCTCGCGCTTGCTTGCGTGATACGCCAAAAACATCAGATCAGCAATGCCCAATTTCTCAGATACTTGCTGAATGGTGTTTCCAGTCTTTTGTTCCCATTTCATCCACTCCGGTGGGAGCGCGGTATAGGTTGCACTCTCCCCGGATGTGAATTCAATTGTGATTGGTAGTTTCATTTGCTCCCGATCTCCTTTATTAGCTGATTGTTAAAACAGGTGTTGTCACACAGGTGAAAGCGAGTGAGACAGTTTGTGCATCTGGAGCTGTACCGCCGGCAGATGGCAAAATCGGCTGCACATCAAAAGCAAATGATGCGCCGGTGTCTGCCACAAATACCACAGGCAATCCTGTATTTGGTGCGCTTGTTGCAGCTGTCCAAAGTGCCTCACACAATGATGATGCTGCGCCCCAATCTGCGAGCATTTCAACAGCAAATGAGCCTTGAGTGTCTGTTGTAAAATACGCCTTGCCATCGAGTGTTTGATAAGTGTTGATTGTTGAATCAACAGTCAATGTTGCTGATGTGGCTTGAGCATCAAAATTATCACCATCAATGGTGAAAGTGATGTCTCTGCCGGTGATGATTGTTGTTGGCATGATTTCTCCTTAGTCGGTGTAATAGGTGCTTACTTGTAAATCGGCCGTAAGATACTTACCGGCACCGACTTCCAATGGTTGAGGTTGATTCACATTGCCGACAACATAACCGCTGGGCATTGTGCCGATGATACTGATCATCAATTGTTCTAAATTGTCTAAAGCTGCGGCATTGTTTGAATAACCAACAACGCCTGTCACAGTTAAATTAATTTTGACTTTTGTGGTTGCGCCATTTATCAAAACGCTTTCAAGATACGGCGCATCTGGTACTAAACAAATGCTCGGACTTGTCATTGTCTCTGGAATTCCGTTGTAAACATTAGCCGCTATGGTTGAGAGTGCGGTTTGCAATGGTGTGCGGATGTCGGCTTCAATAGTCATTGGCACATTGTTTCGACATCAAGGAATGGGCCTAAAAGGCCAATCACTCTGTTGCTCAAGCTGCGGCCAAGCACAAATGGTGACGGCTGAAAATTGTCGGACATGATTTGGTTGCCGGGAGCTGTGATGCTCTGGAAAATTTCAACAGCAACAACCAAAATTGCATTTTCGATTGGTGGTGTGGATGCGTACAGCTGCGCTGCCGATGATCCGCTCAATGTTGCTTTGGCGTTTGGAATAAATGGCAATGGATAATCACGATCAGCGGCCGCCGTTGCAGCTGTGAAAGTGTAAGGCTCAATCCGATCATCGGTGACTGTATAAGTCGCGCTGTATGCTCCGGCCCCGGTAACAATTACAGATTGACCCGGCACAAAATAATTTGGCTGCATTGTGGTGAAATAAATGACGGAATCACTCACATTGGCAAAAGTCACCGATGATTGGTATTGAGTAAGTAATGGCAAAATCGTTTGTTCAGCTGAATCAATAAATGAGTCAAGCTGTGCATCCGAATACAAGGAAACCGAAACGCCAAGAATTTGCCTTAGCTGTGAGGCTGTGACTATTGCTGGCATTTCGGTTCCTTTCGTATAAGTAGCGTTCGGGAGCGACCGCTACCGATGATCAGTTGTTAGTTCTGGTTCCAGCAAGCACCAAATGGAATCTTTGGAGCAATTGCTGCATAACCGTAATACAGAATGTCAATGGTTCCATCGCTTTGAATTGCTGTTCGCAATGTAAAGCGTGGGGATTCGTACCATGTCCATGCATCAGGATTCACAACAACCATTGAGAAATCTCCGGTTGATGTTGTTGGCCCAGCGTTACCAATTGAGCGTGAAACATAAAGGTTAAGACCCGGTGAAACTACACCGCGCAATGAATCGCCTCTCACATTTCCGGCCGCATTTGATGGTTGTGCGGCATTGTATAGCGGCGCGCCATTGTCGTTGTAGCCCATGATGTTTGTCCATTGTCCGGGTGAAACAACGATGTTGCGAGCGAATCCCAGTGATGATCCATAAACAGCACCGGCAGCTTGAGATGTGTAACCCAAGAATCCTGTTGCTGTGTTTGCATTAACACCTGTCTGTTGTCCAGCTGCCGCAATAGTTCCAACGGCAAATTGATCAGTTACTTTTGCGTAAGCAAATTCAAGATTAGCAAGGAGCGCGGTGAGGTACTCAGGCCGTGATCTATCAATAAGCTCGACAGTTGAAATAGCTCTTCCTTTAAATGACTGCACAGGTACGCTCAAAAATGTTGCTGTTAAGTTCGATTCTGTTACAGCTGCATTTTCTGGGACATTTGCCACAGTTGGCACACCGGTGACACGAGGAATTTCAAAAGTCATGCCTTCGCCAACCAATGTTTCACGGCTTAGCGCATCAATCATTCCGCGATCAGCGTTTGCCAATGCATTGACGATCTGTGTGCTTTGTGGTGTTGGGATCATGCCCGGTGCTGTTGATGTGGTGTTATCGGCAGCCTTTACATACTGACGAGAATCCTCGTCATGCAAAATTGTTGCCTTGAGGTAATGCTCAAGATATGAGACCTTATTAACGATTGGTGATCGTGGTGATGTGTAGTAAGCAGGTCGTGATGCCTGTACAGGTTCGACTGTTGGAGCTTCTACCGGTTCAACGGCAGGAGCGGCTTGTTCGGTAGTGTTTTCCACTTTGTCTCCTTCATTTGGGTTTGTTGTATCTGATTCTTCTTGAGTTTCAGAATTTTCTGATGCTGCGACTTCCGAAACGCGTGCAGATCGCACAGCAGGTTCGGTGACGAGTGCAACGCCTACTAGCTGGCCATTCTTGACTTTCATTGTTCCGTCTTTTTGCATTTCATAATCATCAACGGCCAATTCAATTGAGAATCCATCGCGTAAGCCTTCCATTGCTTCAATCAATGCATCGTTGCCGGCTGTTGTGTTGGCGATCTTAAATGTTGCTGTCATTTCTTTGTCATTAACACTCATCGCAATGCTCTTTCCAATTCGGCGTGTTATGTCATGTTCAAGGTTTAAAAAAACATCACCTGGCTGAATTGATCCGCGAGCAAAAACAACCTTGCCTGTTGATGCATTTGCTTGCTCATTGAACGCAACAATGCGGCCGGTGATTGTCCGTGAATCGGAATCAGCTGCCGTGATTTGCATTGGGGTTGTTAGCTTCATGAGATCATTTCCTCCATTTGTCTAATTTCCTCGGTGGTAATTGCACCGATTTCAAATAAAATCTTGTAAATCTCGGCACGCTCTTTTTCTGATCCGCGTAAGTACGCTTTGAGATCAAATTCAACGCGCTGTGTTGATGGGGTAAAATCTGGCATTGATAGACGGCTGGTAATGCTGTTCATTAGCGGCAAAAGTGAAAAATCCAACAAAGTTTGACGCGCCGTGCTGGCGTTTGCATAGGTCATGGATGATCCAGTCGGCGCATCAATAAAGTAAGACGGAATTCCCACGGCTCTGGCCAGTTCGGTGGCAATTATTTCGCGTGCAGCATTGAGGCCAATTTGCTCCGGTGTGAATCCAACTGTTGTCAATTCAACATCGGCATTAAGAAATGCTGTTCCGCGATTTCTACGAGCTGCGCCCCATGCGTCCAAAAGTTTTGCAATGCGATCAGCTGGCAATGCTGTGCCATTTGATTTTAAAACCATTGATGGCACCGGTTCGCGTGCATACATCGCGGCAGCTCTTTCAAGCTCTGCACCGGCGCGAATTGTGCGACCTGCGCGGTTTAACAATCCTTCATCATTGCCGTAGAAAACAATTAAGCTCCCCGGCCCGGAATCTGGCACACGCGATCCATCTACTGTGTAATACTCAATCTCAGTGCCAATTGAGTTTAAAAATACGCCAACGCGATTGGGAGCAACTCGCCACATTTGGCGGACGCGTCCGGTGTCGGCAAATTGATCCATGAGCTGAAAATAAGCAAATCCTGTAAATAGTAAATCCTCGGCCGCCCAACACCATGATGCAGCACCCGGCACTCGCTTATCTGGATCATTTATAACAACCGGTGAATCAACAACCTGACCTGTGGCCTTTTCGCGTGTGACCATTGGAATTGTCGCAATTGAATTACAGATCATGTTTCGTGCGCGAGCAATAGCCGGCACCGACATTGCTTCCTCGCGGCTTGCAAGATAATCCGCGCTGCCAAATGGAAAAAATGCATCCAGCGTAGGAGCTGGCCCAATTTGTGCAGCTACATCGGCACCTTGAATAGGCGCAACAGTTTCAATGGTGCGCTTTCGGTCAAATAATCCCATGCACCCATTTTCTCAAAATGTCAAGGATCAACCCACTAAAATGTCAATTTCCGTTTCCGGGCGTGTCGCGAAGTGTGTGACCAATGCAGATGCTACGGCGGCACACACAGCTGATTGGCTGGCACGCCGTCCAATGACCCAACCGCCGTCCCCACGGCGCAATTGCACAGCGGAAAGCATTTGCTCTGTAAGTGCAGCTTGATTTCTGTGTTTCAACCGGCCGGAATTGATTGCACCCAATAACTCATCACATGCTTGAGGATAATCGCTGTCCATGTCATGGATCGGGATGCCGGCAGGTTGCATACGGGCAGCAACAGCTCCCGATGTTCTACGGCTGTACAACAGATACTCAATTGGGTATTTGCGGCAATAACTAGCTGCATCATTCGCAATTGCCCGATCATCTAGCTGAATTGAATTTTCCCATGTGTGCAAAAGCTTCACAATAAAATTTTCCGATCCGAGCTTTTGGGCTGCAATTAGCGCACAATGTTTTCTGTCCGGTGAAATGTCGATCGCCATCCATGTGAGCTTGTCCTCATCAAGATCAATTGTCTCATCACCACAGGCTTGCCATTCTTTTGCACCTACAACGCTGGAAATTGTCTGCACCCAACGATTTAACACCTCGGTCATTACAACATCGGGTGGATCATTGAAAACGGCCCGGATATTATCTGGATGAATTGTTATGTTGAGGCCGGGATTGGCAAAAGCTGCATTTTCCAATGTAATTTCATCAGTCGGTGCCGACCATTCAAAATAGCCCACATCATCGGATGCACCACTAGCTGCGGCCATTCCTCTTTCACGCAATAAATTTAAAACAATTGAATGACTATCTCCGGCCGAGCTAAAGCAATTAACCTGTGGATTTTTGGCAGCCATCAAGGTGTATCGCATAGCGGCAAATGTCTCCATGTCGTGCAGCTCTCTAATTTCATCCATGTGGATGGTTTCCGGCTTTGACAATCCGCGAGCTGCCGATCCACCTGCCTTGATGATGAATCTATTTCCGGCCATGGTTTCAATTTCCTCGGCCCCATGTTGCCAGCGGATGCGCTTAACCTGATTGGCCAAATCTGCATTTTCCTCAATGATCTGCACAATAGATCGAAATTGCTCCAGCGATGTGACCAATCGGTGAGCTGTGGAAACCTGCAACGACTCATCCCAATGAAACAGGCCCATGAGGATGCGTGCCATCATGTAGGTGCTTTTCCCATTTTGACGGGCGACGGTGGCAACCGTTATGGGATGGTGATACCTGCCATCCGGCTTTACCTTGAGGCTATGCTCGGCCAGCCATTTTTGCCACGGCATAAAGCCGCCCGGAATGATCTGATCGGCAAAATCGATGAGTTCAAAGCCGCGTGAAGGCAAATCATTGAGCGGTGAGTGGATTCGTGGAGCTGTTACCGGCAAAAAAACCGATGTGAGCCGATCTGAGACGATTTCAGCCGATGGTGTAACAATGATGACCTGTTCATCCTTAATCATGACTTATCGACTCGTTTTGGGGTATAAACAGTTCAT